GCGGGGGCCGATGAGCGCGCTCTCGTAGCCATCGAATCGGAGGGGTTGAGTCATTGTGCCAATGCCATGAATCGTTCGATGTCGTTGCCGCCCAGCATGTCCGCCGCACAGTCGGCCAGCGTGTCGACCTGGTCGTCGTGCTTGTGGCTGTCGGTTGCCGTGAAGGCCTCGCACTCAGCCACGAAATCCACCACCCAGGGTGCGTCCTCGGGCAGCGCCACGAAACCGCTTTCCAGGTGACCCTGGATGTCCATCACGCGGCTGTACTTGTCCTGGCCGCGCAGGCGCTGCAACTCCTTGACCGGGATGTGATGCTTGGTCTTCAACTGCTGAATGAGACCGGTGCCGCTGGACTTGTCCTCGATCGCGAAATATCGGAAGACCGCGCGCGGGTAGTCGGCGGCAGGCTTCCATTTCGCCCACACGTCGCGGGCCGTCTGCTCGAGCGCGACGGCATCGAACTTCCCGCGCACGCAGTCGAGCAGGTACACGCGGCCGTCCTCGCCCATGCCGGCGTGCAGGAAGACCGTGTAGTCGTTGTGTTCCTTGGCCTTTTGGGCCGTGTCCACGTAGGCCGCCCGCCACTTGAGCGGCGGCACCGTGCGGTAGCGCGGAAACCAGGCTCCCTTGATGATGGCGCCGCCCTGGGGCGTGGGCCGCTGCTGCATCTGTCCGCTGAAGACGTAGGCGTTGGCCCGCTTCAGGCGCTTGAGGTCGGCCACCGTGTGCTTGGCCGGCCACAACGCGCGCTCCGTGGGCTGGTCCTCGTCGATCAGCGCCTCGAGGCAGACATGCTCCCAGGTCTCACCGTTGCCACCGGCCAGCAACCAGCCGGCCAGGTCCTCCTCATGCAGGCGCTGCATGATGACGATGATCGGCGTGTCCGGGCTGTTACGCCGCGACTCCAGGGTGTTCTGAAACCAGTCGATGACGCCCTTGCGGATGACGTCTGACGTTGCCTCGTCGGGCTTGTGCGGGTCATCGATGATGATGGCGCCGCCAAAGCCGGGCCGCGCCTTACCTGCCCCAAAGCCGGTAATCGTGCCGCCCGAGCCCGCCGCGTAGACCACGCCGCCGGCGGTCGTGCGCCAGTCGCCCTTGGCGTTGCTGTCGGCGCGGATCCCGACGCCCGGGAAAATCTGCTGGTATTCCTCGTGCTTGACCAGTTCGCGCGCGTTCGCGGCGTTCTGCACGGCCAGCGTGGCCGCGTAGCTGGTGTGGATGAACTCGGCGTCCGGATGCCGGCCCAGGGCCCAGGCCATGAAATTGACCACGGCCAGCTCGGTCTTCGAGTACCGCGGCGGTACGTTGATGATGAGCCGCTTGCACTCGCCCCGGTAGACACGCATCAGGGCATCACAGATGACCTGGTGATGATCGCCACGCAGCCAGGGGAAGTTACGCCGCGCCAGGAACATGTACCGGGAGAAGTAGTACAGGTCCTCCCGCGCCAGCGCACGCCCAACGAACCGCTCCTCGTCGGATAGGTCGTTGAACCGCATGGCATCACACCTTTTTCAGCATCTCCTGCGCGATCGATGCGAATTCGTCTTTGTCCATAGTGATCGACTGAATGGGTCCACCGCCCTTGCCCGTCATCTCGACCTTGGTGGGGAACATCCCCAGGTGCCGCCCGAGCAGCTCCAGGTTCTTGATCTTGTCGGGCCACTTGATCTTTTTCAGGATCCCGACCATCTCGCGCTCGTCGCCGCGGCCCTCGAACATCTCGGCCAGGTCAAAACCGCTCAGGTACTGACGCCAAACCCGGGGCCACTCGCTGACAGGCTTGAGCGCCATGTCGTCGGTCATGATGTCCAGCACGTCCATCTGGTCGATCTCGACCATGCGGGCCAGGACGTAATCCTGGTCGATCTCGGTGCGCTGGGACCGGGCGGCCTGGGCTTCGGATACGGCAGCCTGAACATGCGGCAACGCCAGCAGCTCGGCGGCACGCTGCTTCGCGGACCTCTGGCTGTAGCCGGCGCGGATCGCGGCTTGCGTGGCGTTCAGGTCCTTGAGGTATTCCTCGACGAAGCGGGCCTGCTTGGGGGTGATTCGTGGTGCCATAATGCTGGTTCATTCACACGGGAGACGGGTCTATGCCTCAGGAAAACATCATCATCGTTTTCAAGATCGAATCCGAGAAGGTTTTCAACGTCACGGAGCGCCACACGCACGTCGGCGGCCATCCCCTGCCCAACATCGGCGATGCCGTATTTCTCCAGCCGTCAGTCGAGCATTCCGGAGATTTCGTGGTGACGAGCAGGAAGTTCAACTACACGCCACAAGGCCGCCTAGAGGCCGTTGAAATCACCGTGAAGTGAGAACGCAAAACCCCGCTCGATGGCGGGGTTCGTTTTCTCAGGGCGCAACTCGCCCACCCGAATTGTCCCACCTTCTGTCCCACTTTTGGGAAACTTCATGTCCCACTTTCCAAGCATAGGTGGCGAACCCGCCGCGACGCGCCGCCGGCTCAACACGGACATGCCCGCTATCAACCAGCGACTCCAGGACACGCAGCACACCTTTGCGCACCCGCTGTCGATCCGGGCCGGCCGCCTGGGGTGCCACGTACCGCACGATGTCACCCATGCGAAAGTGCCGGCCAGGGTACGGCCCCATCAGGTCCATGACCTCCTTCGCATACTTCACCGCAACACCTCCTTCTCAACCCGCGCCCGGAACCCTTCCAGCAGCCGCGTGTAATCCTCCTGGCGCAGCACGGCGCCGGTCACCTCCTGGATCCAGCGCCGCGCCATCGTGCGCCGACCGTCGGCCGACAGGTCGCCGAACCAAGAGTTTTTCCGCGTGTACTCGGCCTGAATCACCATGGCCTCGTGCCGCGGCAGGCGTTCGTACAAGGCCTGCACCGCCAGGGCGTGGTCAACCATGATGGGCCGGTGGTCGTCCTCCTGCGGCACGTAGCGGGCCATGTTGCCTGGCGTCTCGCCGGTCCAGCACCAGCGCGCCCAGTTCCATAGCAGGTCGTGGCCGGTCAGGTGGCGTTCTTCGTAACTCAATCCCTAGCCTCCCGGCCGCCCAGGCCTCCGTTGTTGCCGATGCCGCCCATGCTGATCTGGCGCGGCAGTGCATCGATCTCGGCGGCACGCGGGTGCTTGGGCGGCGCCCACGGCCTGGACCGCAGCGGCTCATGGGTGCGCGCCGGCACGCGCTGGCCGGTGGCCACCGATTTCGCGCGCGGCTGCAGGCCGGACACGCGGTTGAAATAGTCGATGGCATACTCGCCGGGCACGGGCGGCGCAAACACCTTCTTGGCGCGCTCCAGCAGCGTTGCTGCGGTGTCCCAGGACATGCTGGGTATACCGGCGTCGGTCAGGGCTCGGGCGATGTTGGCCTTGGCTTCGTTCAGCGCCTGGCGCTGGGTGTTGTCGTAGGGCATCAACGGACCTCCTGCGCGGCGATTGGAGCGACGATGACCGACACGCCGGGCCGGGCGCGGTAGCGCTTGCGCACCAGCAGATCAACCACTTGGGTGTCGTCGCCCCAGATCACGCCGTTGATAGCGTCGAAGACAGCCTTCACGGTGTTGTCGGCGTCCGGTTTCGTGGTGGGCAGCAGTTGGTCGGCCGCAGCCTGGGCCTGCTTCTTCTTCGACCAGGACGCCGGAATGGGCAGCGCGATCTGCATGACTACGGACACGGCGCCAGCGAATAGCGCTCGGCCTGCCATGGCCTGCGATGCCGCCAGCGCCACCGTGGACTCGTAGCTGGCGGTCTTCTCCGGCGTATACATCCGCACGAACTTGCCGCGCGCCACGGCACGGGGCCGGCCCTTGCCCTGGGGCTTACCGGGGACGAAGAAATGGACGCCGGTCGGTATCGCCCCGGTATCGAGGTTCCCGGCCTTCTGAGCGATTTCCAGGCCCTGCTCATGCGCAGGTACTGCCCCACCCGTTTTATCGCCGCCACGGGCCTGGATTTCAGCCAGACGGGCATCAGCAGATCGCGGAAACGCCAGGTCTTGCATGCTGGGCAGCGGGTCATGAAAAGTCACGGTGTCACCTTGTCGATGGATTGATTGAATTGCGCGCGGCGGTCTTCGAGCCAGGCCCGGCGGGCTTCGGAAATTTCGATACCGACACGGTCGAAATCCGGGCAGTGACGCAGAAACGTGGCGCTCTCGAAGTGCCCGACGCCGGTGGCGAGCGCGCACTGGCCGTAACCTTGGCTGGCCATGCCGGCGTGCCCGCGCAGGGAAAACCGGGTGCAGTCGAGGCACTGGACGGGGGTCGGAGTCATGCGGCCTCCTGGCTGAACGCGGCGGCCGGCAGGCGCCCTCCCCTGGCTGCGGCCGATGCTGGTGTCCAGGTGTCAGCCTGTCGTTGCGGCTGATCGTCGGCTTCGAAGGTGGGTGTGCTGGCATCCCGGCATTCGGCGTCCAACTGCGACAGTAGCGCCCGGGCCAGCGTGCGCAGCGTCAGCGGACGGCCCTCAACCGGCGATTTTGTGGACAGCACACCCTCGCGCCGGAAACGGCGCAGTGTGTCGATGACCTCGCCGGGGATCGGCGTGTTCGGGGCCTCGTTGACCCAGGCCAGCGCCAGGCGGTAGAGCCCGAGGCGGTTGTTGGCGCGCAGGGTGATGTCGGCCTGCTCGGCGTAGGACGCGCCGAAGTGCAGCCGGCAGTACCACTCGCTCGACCCGGTGGTGCTGGTCGCCATCGTGCCCGGCAGTTTGCAACCCGGCGCGCAGCAGTGGCCGGCGGCGATGCGTGGCTGCTCGGTTTGCGCGACCTCGGCGCGCGGTGCCCTGGGGGCGGCGGGAATGCCCTTCATGCCTGTCCTCCTTGCGATTCACGGCGGCGGATTTCTTCGAAAATCCGGTCCTTGAAGCTGGCGTAGTCCTCGGTGGCCCGGGCGAACATGCCCAGCTCCCGGGCCTTGCGGTCGATGCCGGCGTCAGAGCGCCACCACTGGTCCTGCGGCGCGGCAGCAGGCTTCCCGGTGGTACCGGCGGCGTCGGGCGGCGCGGCTCGCAGGTCGGCGATGATCGGCGCCAGGTAGGCGGTGCCGATGGGCTGGTCGCTGCCCTGGGCCTTGCGGCGCTCCTTGGCGGTTTCCAGGGCCAGCAGCACCTGGGCGTCGGTCACGCCGTCGCGTGCCCAGTCGGCGATGCGGCGGTCGTTGGGCAGGGTCCTGGGGTCGGCGCCGTTGCGGCGCAACAGCACGGCGATCTGCGTGGCGCGCTTCGGCGCCTCGTCGGGGATGGTCACCGGCGGCTCCGGGGGTTCGGCAGGGATTTCCGGGTCGTCAGGCGGCGCGGCGGGCGGCGGGTCCTCGTGCGCGGGCGGGCGCACACGCGATGCCGCGCTTTTCTCCTGTTCCTGTTCCTGTTCCTGTTCTTGCTCCTGTTCCTGTTCTTGGCTTCGTAGGGGCTTTGAAGGGGCTTCTATGGGGCTTTCGTTTTCGCGGCATTCTTTCATGTGGAAAGCATCGCGATATTTCTTGAAGAAGCGCGCCAGATAAGGGTTTCCGGGTAGCGCGGCGTACTCGTTTTGCACCCCCTTGACTCGCAGGTCATTGGGCTTCAGAGCCTCGCCGACCTGATATCCGGCCATTTCGATGACCCAGACCACTTCGGAGCCCTCGTCGTACTCACAAAACCCCGCTTCGATGGCGCTTTGAAGCCCCTTCGTAGCCCCTTCCAAGCCCAGGCCGGTTTCATGGGCGATGAACATGAGCGGGCAGTAGTACAAACCCAGCATGTTGGCGTGCGGGCTGGTCAGCAGGTACATGGCGACCACCTGGGCCTCCATGCCGGCGGCGCGCAGCCGCTTGCCGGTGGCGCCGATCCAGAACTTAGGGCCGACCTTGGAGTAATCACGCATGGGCGACCTCCTGCTGCGCGCGCAGCGCATCGATCGTCTTGTAGGCGTCCCACATGCGCAGGCTGGCCAGGCGGGCAATATGGACGGCGGCGGCCGGCGCCAGCTTGTCGGCGTCCCGACACGGCTTGGCCGGGCGCCTGCAATGGATTCTCAGACTGCCGTGCTTGTCGGTATCCAGCAGTAGGACACCAGAGGCCTCGGAGCCCAGGCTGGGCAGTAGGTCATCGGTCCAGATTTCCGCCGGCAGCGCGTAGTAGTGCTTCCAGACGCGGCGCGGCCACGTGCGCAACTCGAACTGCTGGGCGTACATGTGCCTGTAGCTCTTGAGGCGACCCTTGGCATTGAATTCGTCGACGCGGCGCGGCTGCCCGACGTATTGGCTGTGCCACCATTTGCCCTTCTTGGCGTCCGCCTTCAGGTCGGCGCGACTGATCTTGATCTCGACGTCGATCAACCGCAGGTTCTCGGTGACAGCCAGAATATCGGCCTCGTAGCCCGTCCAGTTGCAGTTGGGCACGACAACCAGATACTTCCGGTTGAATGTCTGCTGCGCCAGGGCCCGGGCGATGGTTTGTTCAGACCATTTCATGCCCCACTCTCCGCCGCCATCTGCGCCTCGATCTGCACGAGCACGCGCTGGCCCATGTCCACGGCCTCAGCGACTTCACGGCGCGCCTCGGCCAGGGCGCCCGGCCCGTGTTCGCCCAGCAGGCCGGTGACGGCTGCCGCGGCTTCGCTCTGCTCACGGATCAGGGCGGCAACGCCGCCGGCCGAAACCGGCGCGGCACCCCTGCCTTCGCCCAGCGCCCGGGCGGCAAAGCCCAGCGGCAGCAGGATGCGATCCAGGGCCCGTCGCCGGACCTCCTCGGGCAGGCCGGCCAACAGCGACACCAGGAAATTGGCCGGCAGCAAGTTGGCGTCCTTGGTGCTATCGTCCAGCCAGCGAAAGATCCGATCGGCGTTGACCTTGGTGCGCTCGAAGGCGTCGAGCGTCTTGGGTTCGAACCGAATACCGGTCGAGGCGTCGGCACCCAGGGCCTCATGGGCCTCGACGACGCCGGCGGCGACGGACTCGCGCGACAGGCGGTTGGCGCGGCGGTATTCGGCGATCTCCTCGCGGAGGATCCCGATTGTGGTCTGCGACAGACTACGCATGACAGCAACTCCCGGCGCCAGCACAATGGCGCCATGACAAAAACGACAGGGACGGGAAGTACGAATGGACGCGCTGCGCGCGCCGGCTGACGCCGCCGGCATGGACACGGAAACGCGACACGAACTGATGGACGAGGCCGAGCGCCTGGCGATCGACGCCTTCGGCGAGAACGCCGAGGTCGAGCACATCGAGGCGGTCTTCGAGAGGCTGGCGCTGCACTGGCGCTGGGGCCTGCCGGCCGACGGCGCGGTGACAGTGCACTGAGGTGTCCGGCGGCCCGATGGGGATGCGGGTGTCGGCCGGATCTGGGCGCCATGGGTGTTGGGTGGCCGATTCCTGGCCCGTAGAATCGAGACTCTGACCCCTCGAAACTTTGAACAAGGAACCGGCCATGGACATGAGTAATGCGATACGTTGGCGCGTGGAAGCGCTGGCGGCACTGCATGAAGTCAACACAGCCCTGCTCATGGCGCTCTGCCGTCAGATTCCGAATCGGCCCCAGCTTCTGGCGGACTTCGATCAAC